CTGGGCGCATGAGGGTTCTCACTGGCTTACCCTCTATTTCCTGACAGGGCACAAGCTCACCTTCCGCCCCCAGGGCTACCGCTGGATCTGGGAGTTCCCGGAGGATGTAGGGCTGACGCACCGCAGACTTGTTAACTTCGCAGGATTCGCCGGAGAGTTCCTTTTCTCCGGCATTTTCTTTGCATTCTCATGGCTCTGGGGATTCTTATACCTCCTCGGGGCCTGTGCTCATTTTCTCGCCTATCCACACTATGCGGGGGATTGTTCGGACTTTAGAGAGTAGGTGGTTCCATGACGGAACAAGCCTCCATGGAAAAGATGCGTCAGGACATATCGGAGATCCGGGGTACCCTTGCCGTCGTCGCTGCCAACCAGGAGCGCATGGCGGACATGATGGAAAGGCTTATCCGCCAAGAAGAGCGGATAGCCCGAATTGAGCGGGATGTTGAGCCTATCCCCGGGAGAATCCAAGAGATCGAAAAACGTTGCGTGGAGCGGGCGTATGTCCCAAAAAAACTTTCTTCCTTGGAAAAACAGCTCCACGAGAACGACCAAGCCACAACGAGGGCGAGCTTGGTGACGCGGATTGTGGAGAAGGGTGCATACGCTATTTTTGGCGGGCTGGCGGCTGTAATCATGGGAAAGCTGTTCGGGAGGTGATACCATGCGCGAAAACTTTGACGATGCTTTGCAAATAACTTTCGGCTTCGAAGGTGGGTGGAGCGATAACCCCAATGACCCGGGTGGAAAAACGAACTATGGAATAACCGCGAGTACCTTCGAGGCCGCTAAAAAAGCAGGGCTGGTAAGGGCTGAATCCGTAGCAGACATTACTAAAGCCGACGCGGAATCAATCTACCGCGCCTGGTATTGGGATCGATGCCGATGTGATGATTTGCCGGATGGCGTGGATGCCCTCGTGTTTGATTGTGCCGTAAATTGTGGTGTGGGAACCTCCGGAAAATGTCTGCAAAAAGCTGTCAACCGATATGCAAAGACCCCGGTGCATACGGATGGGGCGATAGGGCCTATCACTGTAAAAGCCGTGAAAGAGGTTGTCAAAACCAGCCAGGTGGCCCTCCTTGAAAGCCTCCTTTTGGAGCGACTGAACCACTACAGGAAAATCACCGATAGTAATTCCAAACTCAGGGAGTTTTTACGCGGATGGCTCCGGCGCACTCTGGATTTGAGGATGTGAAGCCATGCTGAAACAGTGGTTTGATGAAAATGTGACCATGGCTGACATTATCCTCCTGTCCATCGTGTTTCTCGGAGTAATCGCGCTTATTGTTGGGGCCAAGGAAATTGTTACCGCCGCCATGGGGAGCGCAAGCACGTACCTGGTGAAGGACAAGTCGCGCCGAACGAAACAGCTTGAACAAGAGATAAAGGAAGAGAGGGTGGCACATGAGGTGGAAATTGAGACTGCTATTAGCGGCGCTCGCGTTGACGATAGCACTACTTATGTCAATCAGTTGCTCGACCGCCTCCGTAGTGGAGAGCGGGGACATGGTGGTGATGCCTAAAGCGGATCTTGACGATCTTGCTTTGCACATTGAGAGACTGACAGTGGAGCGTGACATGCTCCGCGCTGTGCTTGAGGCGGAAAGGTCGCGGCAGGACGAATACGCCTCCCAGGTCAAGATGCTCCAGGAGGCTTTCGACCTTGAGCGAATCGCCCTCAAAAACTCCGCAGACTACCAGCGTCGTCAAAAAATACTGTGGGGCGTGCTTGGTCTCGGGCTCGGGGCGGCGTTCGTAAATTAGGGCTTCGATAGCTCAACGGAGCGGGGCGTTGTTCGAGGGCCGTAGAGTGTTTGCTTGTCTTTTGGGGCAGAATTGCATATAGAGCACGTGAGAGGCCATAGCGGGGAAATCGCCTATTTTAGGGTGGTTTCCCCTCTTTTATTTTGTTTTGAGGGTTGACAAAAACCACGATATAGGGTATTATGGGTATATCAAGTAGGCAACAACAAAATTTTGGAGGAGGCGGTAGAGATGACGAAGGCATTGACAATCAAGGCGAAAGAGTCAGCGGCAGACCAGGTGGAGTCAGTTTTGAGGGGCAGCTTCCCGGAGAAGAGCTTCGAGAAGAAGTACCAGAATTTCTACTTCTGGTACACCGTGGAAGTGACGGAGGAAGAGTATCACGGCTTCCGTCAGGGGGTAGACCTCGGGATGGTGAGCCTGGGAGATGCCGAAATCGTCTAAGTAGATTGCGGGGGGGGAGCAATCCCCCCATCACTTTTTTACACTTTGAGGAGGAGCAAAAATGAGCATTGAAAAAAAGTTTTATGCCCTTGGGCACAAGTACGACTGCAAAACGGCGATTCAGGCGCAGAGGGCGCACAAGTTTAATTCGTTCGCCTTTTTCCGTGCGAGGTATTACGGAGAAAAGGCTCAGGAGGCTACAGAAGACTTCCTTTCCAGATTCTCCGAGGGAGAGGTGACGATGGTTGAGAATTTTAATTTTCATTGGGCCGAAAAAATAGAGGAAGGCTCTCGCTTCTTCGAGAAAAAAGCTATTCTTACCCACGAAATTTTGAACGATCTCTTTTCATGGGTCGCGAAACAGCTTCGAGAGAAGGGCGAAACGTGGAGCAATGAGAAGTACCGGATTGCCTCTCTTCTGGGTGAGACGGGAGAGCAATCCATTCGAGTCGAGATCTTCTGGGACGAGGTGAAAGTGTCTCGGAACTACGGGGCGCCGGACGAAGAGGTTTCCCGGATCTCCATGGAGAAATTCGTAGAGAGGTTCATGGAGACGGGGAGAGCAGAGTTCCCGGAGATTTTCGCATGACAAAAACCCACACAATCCAAGAGGCCGCAGCACTCACCTGCTACGGCCTCGACCACCTGGGGAAGATGGCGACCGCCGGGGAGATCCCCGGAGCGGAATTGAGAGGCGGGGTTTGGTTCCTGCCTGACGAGTGGGTACGGGCGAAGATGCCGCCGCCGGGGTGGGTGTCGCCCCAGGAGAGGGCCGACCAAGAGGGCGTTTCGAGGGAGGCGATCCACAGGAGGATTATCCGGGGAACTTTGCCGAGTGTCCGACGGGGGGCGAGGAAGGTTTTCGTGCCGCCGGTGGAGAAAAAAGAGTAGGGGCGAAAGCCCCTCTTTTTTTGTGCCCTCTCACCCCAACAACTCCACCGCCCTTGACTTCGCCTCCGGCGCCAGGTGCGCATATCTCAAGGTCATCTTCAAATCCGAGTGCCCCATCAGCTCACGTACCACGTTCAAGTCAACCCCCGCCATGACGAGCCGGCTGGCGAAGGTGTGGCGCAGGTCGTGCCACCGGAAGTTTTCGATCCCCGCTTCTCGCAAACCCCTTCCCCACGCATTTTTCACGTTGTCAAACCTTCCTCCAGTTTTCGGCGACGGGAATACCAACCCTTCACCCGGCCCCCACTCCCGAAGCACTTGGAGCGTGGAGCCCGAGAGGGGAATTATCCGCCCCTTTCCGGTCTTGCAGATCTCGCCCCGGATGTGCAAAGTTTTGTGGATAAAATCAATGTCCGACCACTCAAGCCGAAACAACGCTCCCCGTCGAATGCCCGTTTTCAGGGAGAGGATTACCATAACCCGCAGATAGTCCGGGCCATGGCGCAGTTCCTTCATGAGCCGCCCTTCCTCCTCATGAGATAGGTAGCGTAGCTTCGGGGTGGAGTCGGTTTCCTGCTTCCGAGAGAGCCGGGCGAGGGGGTTTGTCTCCAAGAATGCGTGTTTTACCCCCCAGTTCAAGGCGGCCTTGAGGTGCACTGTTTTGCGGTTCAGCGTGATGTTTTTGTTGCCCTTTTTCCGGCAGGAGGAAAGCACCTTTTCCACGTCCTGCACTGTGAGGGCAGCTACTTGCCGATCGAGGAGCGGGGCGAAGGTGACGCGGATAGAACGCTCTACCTCTCGGGCTGATTTGAGATTTTCATGAGCCCACGGGAAATATTTCTCCTCCAAGAACTCCCGCAGTGAAAGCCCTTCCTCTTGACGATCCACAAGGGCCGCCGGATCTTCCCCGAGAGCAATCTTTGCTAGAAGCTCCTGGGCGGTTGTTCGGGCTTGTGCCAGCGTCAATATGGCGGTGGAGCCTAGCTTAAGATTCCTCTGCTTCCCGGTTGCTTTTACCCGGTAACGCAAGTAAAATGCTTTTGTGGCGGCACCGATCCGCAGGGATAACCCCGGCACCACCGAATCATGGATCTCCTGACGGCCAGCATCAACAAATTCAGCCCCGGTGACTCGGGCCTGAGTGAGCTTCTCCTTCACCTTCCACTCCTCCTCCTGGGTAACGTGTGGGTATCAAAATTGGGAACCTGACGACCCCATAATACCCCACAGCAACCCAAAAAGCCTAGTAGAATCAGGGGGAGGCCGTTTAATCCAAGTGGTCGCAAGGGGGCATAATCGCCCTACGGATCAGGAGGTTACGAGTTCGAATCTTGTCCGGCGCGCCACTGATAGCAAGGCCCCAGCTCATTTCGAGCTGGGGCTTTAATTTTTACCGGGTAACAGATGGGTAGCGGGATTACTCAAAAACGATTTTCAGGAGCTTCCATTTCTCCTTTCCGAGATACTCCATGGTGACGGTGAAGGTGGATCTCCCGACGGCACCGAAAGAGTTTTGAGAATCAACATAAGACTTCACAATCCAGATGTGCCCGCCGTTGGGATTCGCCATGGTGAAGTCCGTCCACGGGAAGTCCGCTGTCTTCGGGGCCGTAAGCTGGGCTTTCACAAAGTCCTTGGCCCATACCCATGCGCTACCCCTCGTTGGAGCCGGGAGCCTTTCCGGTTCTGGCGTGGGGGTGGCTGGGTTGAACACGAAAGGCTTTCCTTCCAGGTATGCCACCCGGCATGCTTTTGTTCTTTCCGTCTCCTTCCCTCCGGAGATGGCATATTCCCCCATGAGTTGCAAGAGCGTTTCAGAGTCCGGAGTTAGAGCTATAGCTTCTGCTATCCATGCCTCCCCGAGATCGGAAACGTCGAAATCCGGCATGTTCTTCATTGCCAGGAGCCGGACGTAGAGAGAGTCTAGTTTGTCCTGTGTTTCCGGCGTGGTGGCGAGGGCCGGAAGGCAGAAGGCGAGGAGTAAAGCGACCGCCAATAATGCTGTTTTCTTCAAAACGCAATCACCCCTCCCCCGGGACAACTCAGGACTTCCCTCCGGATCTGGGCAGCTCTCAGAGAAACCCCAAAGTATTCAGATATTCCGTCATCGTCCATGATAGGAGCCACCCGGCGGAACTCCTGAATAGGCATCAACAGCTCCGCTGCGAAAATATCAGCATGCCGCTCCATAACGGGCTCCGCATGTGCCATTTCGTAATGGCCCAATATGATATGTCCTATCTCGTGCGCCAATGTGAAGCGTCTCCGTGTCTTGGCGTGGCGCTCATTTAGAAATATTGTGGGACAACCCACCGGCACAAAGAGCCCGTCAACTCCCCCAAGATCCCTTCTTACAACCAGGCAACCCAATTCTGCGCAGATCGGCAGGAGCGGAGTGGGGTTGCTCCCCAAAAGGCCCATTTCCCTTATCAAGGTTCTAGCTGCAATGCGTACTTTCTGGTGTGTCAAGCAAAGCCTCCTTTATCAGATATCGTCGTCCGAAAGGACTTCCTCCCCCCCATGATCGCCCTTCCCATTTTTGAGAGAGCCTGAAACGTAGTCCAACACGGAGGCAAGGATTCCTTTATCCGCTTCGCTCATCCCCTTCTTTCTATCCTCGACAGCCCGGAGAAGCATCACCACCCTATCCAAAGGAATTCCTTTTTTGCCCGCCTCCTGTGCCAGGAAGCGGGATACCTCATCCTGCGGGCAGGAGGGCTGGTTTTGCCGTGCCTCTCCCTGAATCAGATACCCCGGCGATACCTCCAGAGCATCCGCTATTTTCCTTATTGTAGACCTCACAGGGCTTTGTTCTCCCCGCACCCATCGGCGCACCGTCTGTTCCGCAACCCCCACTCTTTCCGAAAGGGTAGCCTCGTCAAGTCCTTTCTCTATCATTGTCTGTCGCAATCTCTCGTGAAAACCTTCCACGACAAAACCCTCCCTCCAAAAACGATTTGATACGACTGTACCCCTATTGATGTGTCGTTTCAAGGTCGTTTTATCGTCGTCTCAAATATATTTGTCGTATATCCGACTAAAAACGATTGACAATGACGACAAACGATGATAAGATGACCCTAACGACGAAGGGCGACGCAACTTGACAACCTACAGAAGCACTCAGGGGCTAGAGGGATCGCAGCTGGGGGCACGGAAACGGGCCTTAACCCAAGCGGAGGACAAACGCCTGAGTGTAGCAGCAAGGTACACAAAACCAAAAATTAAGGGAGGAGAGAGCAATGATTGTGATAGCAATACCCAAGCACCTGGAAGAGCGGATCGAGGACGAGTACGGAAGCCGCCGGGAACTTGCCCGGTGGGTGACGGAAGCGGTGAAGGAAACGTTGAACTGGGCCGCAGACGGAGACGAACTGGAGCTTGACCCCAGACGGAACGAGTACGTGCCCCAAGGTGGAGAGACGGCCTACACGGTGACGGTAACCGATCGGAAGATCGCCAAGATGCTGGCCGGAATCAGGGGCCACGAGGATTACGAATCCTCGTGGGAAGAGGGCATTGCAAAGGCTCTCCCCAGACTGCAGGCAAGCATAGAGGAATGCGTTTTTGGAAATTTAATCGACTACTCAGAGGCGGGGGTGGCGTAGATGATCGTCTCTCTCAACGTCCCCAATGATTGGGTGGATCGAGAGTTCGACGGATGCGCCGAAGACCTCCGGGCGTGGGTCATGAGGGTGCTGGAGGAGCGATGCGCCCATTACGAAGACATTGAATACTGCGAGGGGGGCGACACCGGAACCTCCGAAGAGGAAAGGGAGGAGCGGGAGAGGGCACAGAGCTTTGGTGCCGCCGAACTCCTTTCTTTCCTCCAGCACCAGCCGTGGGCTGTTCCTATCGAGACGCTTGAAAGCCACTTCCGGTGGACGGGTAAAAATGTTCGGGCGATGCTAGCGGTGCTTCATGAGAGCGGCAGGGTGACCGTGAAGAATGGGATGGTGAACGCATGATAAGGCAGGCTTTAGAGCTGAAACGCCTCACGATCGACCCGGACATGAACCCCAGAGACGGGTTGAAGCAAGAGGTTATCACGAACTATGCGGAGGATATGCGGGAGGGAGCGGTTTTCCCTCCCCTTGTTGTTTACAACGACGGGAGCGCCTTGTGGCTCTCGGAAGGCTTCCACCGGGTTTATGCGGCGTATCAGGCGGGACTTACGGAGCTTGAAGCGGAGATCCGGACAGGAACAAAGCGGGATGCTTGGCTAAATGCCATTGGTTCCAACGCTACGCACGGAGCACAGCGGACGAAGGGTGATACGAAAAAGGCTATTGAGATGGCGTTTCAGTACCTGATAGACGAGGGGCGACCGCTGGAAGGCCCGAACAGAATCACCAACGTTGAAGTGGCTGAAATGGCGAAGGTGAGTAAGCAATATGTGGGGCAAGTCTACGATGAAGTAATGGAAAAACTACGTATAAAAGTAAACAGTTTACATGACCAAAAAATTAAACGCCCCCCGACGCAGGTTGACCCCACCGCCGAAATAGACCGCCTCCAAAAAGACCTCGACAAGGCCGTGGAGATGGCGACCGCAGCGGAAGCAAAGGCGGCGGAGCTTTACCAGGCTCGGGAAAAAGCCCGCAGGGAAGCCGAAGCAAGGGCAAAAGCAGAAAAAGAACTCCAGACGTTCCGGGCAGAAGTTCAAGAAAAACAGAAAGAAGAAATAGAACGCCGCCTTGAGGAATTGAAAAAAAACATCAAGCCGGAAGTGAGAGAGGTTGAGGTGCAAGTTCCCGTCGAAGACCCCACCACGGCTTTCAAACTCAAGAAGGCCCTTGAAGAGCGGGAGAGGATGGAAGCCGAACTCGACAGGATAAAGCGAGAGCAACGGGAAATGACCCGGCTTGAGAAGGACAAAGTAAAGCTGGAAGCGGAACTGAAAAACCTCCGAATGAAGGCCCGAGACGAGAAAGCGGAGCTCACGTTGTACGAGGCTATTGACACCATCGAGCGAGTAACCTTCATCCGGGATCGGGTACACGACCTCTGCAACCGGAATCAGCTCACCATCTCCCAACTGGACAAGACGGAAACGGTGCTGGAAAACCTTTCCATTGCGATCAAAGAGGCCCTGGTGGTGGTTCAAGCCTCCAGAGGGGCATTGACGAAAGAAGGAGGGCTCAAGGTTGTTGAATAAAGAGCAGCTTGAAGAAATCCGGCAAGACATGAATTCTATCGGCGGGCTCCCCATTGAAGAGGCCAGAGATCGGTACAAAAGCTATCTGCTGGCGCAACACAGAGACAGGGTGATTAACGAGGGCATTACAGAGCTTTTGCGGAAAACTCTTCGGGGGATGGGCGGGTACTCCGTCCGGGCAGAATCCCGCAAGGGAGAGCGTGCCTACAAGCTCCAAGGGGCATTAACCATGATGGAATGCCAGGGGCTTCTGAACGAAGACCTTGTTTCTCGGAACGCATGGGACGTGAAAATTTCGCACGACTTAAAGCGGATAGAAGCACGGCTTCTTGAGGAGCTGCAAAGCGACCAGCAAACATTGTTCGGATCTCCGGAAGAAAGGCTCCGGGAGTTCTACGAGTCCCACCCGGAACTTCAGGCATCTTCACAACTCTAACATGCTCGCCCACGAAGAACTCCACAACGACAAAAGCGCAGAAACAGACATTGACGGAATCTACAGGCTAAAGCCAAGAAAGAGATCCCGCAGGACTCCACGGGGACGTAAGGCCCTGGGAAAACGGAAAGGCAAATAGATCAGAAAGGGGGTGCCACCATGACCAAAAGAACGGCACGTCTCCGAATTTTGAGGGCGCAACGTGGGTGGACCCGAGAATATTTAGCGGAAATTCTCGGGAAATCCCCCCACACCGTCAGAGGTTGGGAGAATGGAAGCGTCTCTCCCAACCTCGACGCTTTACTGCAAATGGAAAAAATCTTTGGAGTTCCCGGGCGGGAGCTTTTGAAGATCGTAGAGGTGTAGCCCCATGCAAAAAATAATCCTCTCAACAAAAGAGGCGGCCCTTGCACTCAACATCAGCGAAGGCCGCCTCAAAAAATCCAGGCACACAGGGCGGTTGGCTCCGGGTATCCCGGCTCCGCCCTTTGTTCGTTTGGGGGTAAAGGCAGTTGGGTACGTGGCGACGGACATTGAAAGGTATGCGGAAAAGCTCCCCAAGGTGGGGGAGCCGAAAGGGAGGTGGAGGAAATGACGGTGTTGGTGGCGGTGGCGATGGTGATTTTTTCCTTGTGGTGGCAGGTGAGGGCGGCGTGTTCGTGGCGGAGCAGATAGCCCAAGTGCGGTACGGCAATACCCGGACGTGGGCGTATCCCTGCCGGGCGTGCCTGTACTGGAGGCAGTTGGATAAGCGGGGCTGGGGGGAGTGTCACCGGCTGGAGAGCGGATCCAGGATCACCCATGCGGGGGATACCTGCGACGATCATGCGGAGTGAGGGGGCGAAGGATATGAAGTGGGTTTTTGCTTACGTGGGAATTTTTGCCACGATTACCGTACAGATGCAGTACCTGGTCTACCTTGGGATGGGTGGGGTATAGGGTGAGCCTTTCGCAAGCGAGAGCGGCGTTGACCTCTCTTGCGAAAAAGCCAAAACCACCGGCGAGGAAACGCCCCGGATATGACGCTGTGTGTGAGCTATATGAGGTGATCCGGGACTGTCGCAAGCGGGGGTATTCCTGGAAGGAGATCACCGAGCAGGTACAGGCCGCTGGCGTGGAGATCTCGTTGATGGGGATTCACACGAACTACAAAAAAATCACACGGGAACGTGAGACAGGGGAATGGTGATGAGGATCTTTCGAAAGCGGCGCAGGATGGATATTCGGAGGCTCTGGAGCCGGGGCACCGGGCGGCTGGATTTTGTGAGGAGGTAGCGAAATGGCAAAGAAAAACAGCATCGCAAAGATGATCTGCAAACAGTGCGGCCGTGCCTACTGGCGGAAGATGCTACAGGGAAACAAGGAAAAGAAGAGGGGGACGCAGAGATGACACTTGGTACAGAGACTATGAATCGTGCAGCGGAAGACCTGAATATGCTGATTGGAGCGGCTTGTGATGGGGACCGAGTAGAACACGGGTTGCGGTCTGCTGTGACGGTGGGAAGCATCCAAAGGCTAAGGAGTGCGGCAGACAAGTTGGGAGCAAGAGGGAGCGAAGTGGCATGAACCTCGAAAAGATTGCAGAAATGTGTGATGGCGATAACGCCGATCGGGGAACGCTGACCGTGGGAATGGCGATGGATCTCAACAAAGAGGAACCGTTGGAAGATGTGAAACTCCTGCTCCAGCGAAAGCTTGCCTCCCGGGATCACGTCCGGGCTCTGGGGGAGTACGTAGGCGTACCCGTTGCCTGGGTTCTGGAATGGGCCGCAGGGTATCGGTACCCCAAGCCCTGGCACAGGGAGCGGATAGAGGCCTTCTACAAGATCAACATCGAGCGGTATGCGATGCAGGAGATGGTGGTTAGGGGGCACAGAGATGCTTATACAACAGCTTAGCAAAGCAGATGTGGAGGCCCTGGGACGGTTTGTGGATAGGCAAAAATTCCTTGTCCGGATCGCCTCCCTAGCGGACGAAGCGGTGGAGATGCTGGAAGAGCAGCCCGACTATCTCTACGTGGACTTTGAAACCATCCTTAGGCATGGGCGAGAAGGCTCTAGCGACCTGTTCGTTGAGCACCTGGGGCAAGAGTTCGCCCCGCTCCTGAAAAAGTTTTTCCGGGAGCTGTCGGACGAGGCGTTAAGGCTTCGCCTGGAGAAGGAGATGGAGATCCATGATCCACGTGGATGAAGCTCTCCAGATCATCAGGTGCTACCCGCCGGGGGATTACGAGGTGCGTGCCCAAGGCGATCAAAAGGTTCTCAAAAATAAGGCGCCTTGGCACGGCACCCTGGAACGCTGGATCGGTGGCAAAACCCCAAAGGCGTTGTTCCGCAGGAGTGGGGTGACGGAGACCTTCACCTGGGTGGAATTGTATCTGGGGGCGGTGCAGGTGAGGAAAATAAAAAATGCCCCCACAAAGTGAGGGCGGCGATGAGAAACAAGGGCCGGGTGCGGCTAACACCCGGCCTCCATTTTAGCACAAAGGAGGGTGTCATGAATATTGCACAAAGCATTATGGAGTTCTACGGCGAGGAGATTATCGAGAAGCTGTGTGCGGATTGCCCGGCAAGGAGCCGACTGCCCGAGACGTTCACAGACCCGGGAGAAGACGTGTGCCCTGTGAATTTCATGCCGGAAGATCCCGGGTGCGTGAGCCACGATTATTACCTGGAGATCCTTGGGCTTGCTGAGGCTTTTGAGGAGGTGTTGGCGTGAGTCACAAAGTTATCAACCTGACAGCGTCCATGATACGGGCATATAAGTCATGCCCCAAGCTGTATGAGTTCCAGTATGTCGAAATGCTCAAGCCCGAAAGGGCACCCGAGTACCTGACCACGGGGAGTAATTACCACGGCCACCTGGAGGCCCTTTTTAAGGGCGAACCACTGCCTGAGCTGACGGATATCCCAAGCCTCATGTGTCGGGCATTCGATCGCTTCTTGCCTTGGCGGGATTGGGAGGTCGAGGAGATCGAGAAGGAATTTGATATCCGGGTGACTCCCTTTTTCCACATGCGAGGAAAGATCGACGCTATCTGCACAGACGGAACGCCGGTGGAGCACAAGAGCGCCGGGCAGAGTATTTCTCCTGATACTGATGCAGGGCTGAAGTACGCGAACAAGCTTGCCTGGGATGACCAGATCACGTACTACCTCCTCGCTCTTTCCCTGCTTCGGGATGAGCCGGTAACAAAGGTGCGCTACACGGTGTGTCAGAAACCATCCATACGGCAAAAGCAAAACGAGAGCCTGGAAGAATACCTTCAGCGGTGCGAAGAGTGGTACGACGAGTCGAAGGTTCGAACCTTCGACGTATTCCGTCAGGAGAAAGAGCTTTGGGAAACCCAGGAGGAGGTAAAGCAGCTCGCAAGCGAAATCAGGAGACGGAAGCACTTCTACCGGAATCCTTCGCACTGCTCCCTCATGGGATGCCCCTACGCTGCTATCTGCCTGAATTACGATCCTGAAATCACAGTGGGCTTCACGAAGAAGGCCCAGGAAAGCGAGGAACTGTCATGCAACTTCTAAAGGCGAAAGACTTGAAGCCCACGGAGGCGACGGTGCTCATTTATGCCCCGCCAAAGCACGGGAAAACCACCCTCCTGGGGATGCTCCCCGGGAAGACGCTGATCGTTGACGTTGATCGGGGGACACAGGTTTTGGCGGGGAAGGATGTGAACGTGGATATCGTGAGGCTTTCGGAAGACCTGTCCGATTTGCCGGAGATCCTGCGGGAGCTTGAAACGAAGTGCCCCTACAACAACGTGTGTATCGATTCCCTTTCAGAGCTTGAGAAGGCCATGCTGACGGTTCTCGGACGGAAGGGGAAAAACAACGGAGCCCCCGAGCTGGCCCACTACAACCAGGTGCAGTTCAAGATTGCGGATTATTGCCGGCGTTTTCGGGCACTCCCAGCGAATGTCATCTTCACGGCATGGGAGCAGAAGGTGGAGCATATTTCCCTCGGTGGAGAGAAGTACACCCAGGCGGTTCCCATGCTGTCTGGAAAGAGCACAGACGTGGTGTGCGGGCTGTGTGACGTGGTAGGCAGGATTATTATCTCCTCGAAGCAGGAGACGGAAGGACAGCGCTTCGTGGTGCTCCGTGGGTCGCAGTCAATGATTGCGGCTGATCGGATGCGGAACCGTGAGTATTGCAAGTTTGAGGAGGTTATCTAGATGATTAACTGGAATTTTAACCCAAGCAACTATGATCCAGAAAAAAGTTTCGAGGTCATCCCCGTTGGAACCCACCGGGTTCGCATCGAATATGCTTCGGAGGAAACAAGCCAAAAAGGGTACGACATGATCAAGTTGGAGCTTGCAGTGTCGGGTTATGCCTCCAAGCTTTTTTATTACGTGGTGTTTATGCCCGAGAGGGCCGACATAACGGATCAGAACCTCGGAAAACTCTGGGATTCTTTCGGGTTGGAGCCGGGGAATTTCAACATCCAGAGCTGGATCGGCAAGGTGGGTGCTTGCAAGGTGAAGCACGAAGTCTACGAGGGGAAGACCCGGGCACGGGCAAGCTATTTTATTCTGCGCTCCAAACAAGGAGATCTTCCTCCTTGGCAGGAAAAGGGGAAGGCGCAGCCCCCCAAAGCCCAGGCCTTTCGAGACAGCTACCAGCCCACGGGAACAGATGATGATGGCGAGGAAGCCAATATACCCTTTTGAGCTGCGGCCTTACCAGAAGGAATGCCTCCGTTCTCTCCCCGAGACGGGGGCATTCCTCGTACAGATGGCTACGGGGCTCGGGAAGACGGTTTGTATGTCCAGAGTGCCCCGTCGGGGGAGGCTGCTGATACTTTCCCACAGGGATGAGCTTGTGCGGCAGCCCGAGAAATACTTCTCCTGCCCCTTCGGGGTTGAACAGGGCAAAGAGAAATCGAACGGCGAAGAGGTTGTTTCAGCTTCGGTGCAGAGCCTTGTGCGGAGGCTGCACCGTTTTTCCCAAGATGATTTCGACGTGATCATCACAGACGAGGCCCACCATGCAGCAGCCCCGACGTACCGCAAGATTTACGATTATTTCCAGCCACGGCTACACCTGGGATTTACCGCCACCCCGAACAGGGGGGACGGAGTGCGGCTGGATGATGTTTTCGAGGATATCGTTTTCGAGAGAGACCTTGTGTGGGGAGTTGAAAACGGATGGCTTTGTGACATCCACTGCCTCCGGGTAAATATCGGGTACGACATTTCGAACGTTGCAAAGCGAATGGGGGACTTCGCTCCCGGGGAGCTGGAGAAAGCCATGAACATCGAGGCGGCAAACAAGGCGATCGCTGACGCATATGCAGAATATGCGAGGGGGCAGACGCTTATTTTCGCCGCCTCGGTGGCTCACGCAAAGGCTATAGCGGAGCGCATCCCGGGGGCAATGGCGGTGATCGGAGGAGAGGATCGGGGGCACCTGGTGCAGGGGTTCAAGGAGGGGAAGATTCCTTGTCTGGTGAACTGCATGGTGTTCACGGAGGGGACGGATATACCGAACGTCGAGACGATCATCATTGCCCGCCCAACCCAGAACGACGCTCTTTACACCCAGATGGTAGGCAGGGGAACACGGCTTTTTCCGGGGAAAGAAAAACTGACTCTGATTGATTGCGTAGGGGTGACCGGAAAGGCCAGCCTCTGTACCGCCCCCTCGCTGATAGGCGTTGACATGGCCGAAGTACCCGAGGCTTTCCGAGACGACGTAGAGGGCGACCTTTTCGATCTTCCGGAAATTGCCAGAGAAAAAGCCGACGTGCCAGAGGCGTGGATACAGAACGTGCAACACGTGAATCTCTGGGCGCAGAAGAAAAAATACAACCTGCACAATATCTACTTTTTCAGGATGCCAGATGGGGCTCTGATCCTCTCCACCCCGAAAGTGACCATCCCCCCCGAGGATATGATGGGGATGGTCTCCATCGGAGGAAAACGGATGAAAACCCAGGAGGCGATAGATAGCGTGTATCGATGGCTTGTAAAGGAGCACGACGATAAGCGTCCCCTCTGGGATCTCTCGGTAGTAAAGAAATGGGGGGCATACAGCGCCACAGAAGGCCAGAAGAACCTTATTATCCGCCTGTCTTCGGGGCGAATAGGGACGGAAAGCCTCACGAAGATGGAGGCGAACCTGATAATCACGAGGTTGAAATATGCGAAGAGCACGAGGCATATATCTCGAAAAACAGCTTGAGAAGGTCATCGATTTTTTGAGGTCAAGGGGAATTCACGGGCATAAGAATCACGCCCGACGGACAAAAGACGGGACGTATGTAGAGGGGGAGCCGTTCGATTATGAGGTTTTTTGCAACGGGAAACTGCACGTCTGGGACGCAAAGGAGTGTCACGGCTCACGATGGAACCTGACAAACGCAAAGCCGCATCAGCTAAAACACCTGTTGGATTGCAGGCACCACGGAGCAGAGGCGTTTTTCCTCGTGTTGTTCCACCCGGATACGCTCGTGGCTTTTGACGCTGAAGTTATCCGACAGAAAATGGCGGCGGGACAAAAGAGCGTCACGCCGGCGGAAGGGAGGCCGTGGGATTGGCAGACATTGCACAGATAAAAGAGAGGATATCCGTTCTTGAGTATGCCCGTGAGGTGCTGGGTCTCCCGGTTTCGAAATCCGGCGATCGATGCTGTTCCCTGGTCGGCGGGTCGAACCCCACCGCAATGGTGGTCTATGACGACTGGTGGTACGACTTCAAGACCTCCATGGGCGGCGATGTTATAGACCTGTGCGCCGTGGCAAAGCATGAGGGTGATAAGGGCCGGGCCATACGGGAGCTGGGAGGCACTGATACAAGCTGGGTTGAGTACACCCAGAATCTGTGCTGTCAGGTTCAGGCATGGCACGAGAGCCTGCGTCAGGAAGACCGGGAATACCTCGCCTCCCGCAGGATAACGGAAGAGACCATTACCCGCCTGAAAATAGGGTACAACGGGCGACTGGTTTTCCCGTATTTCAAGAACGGGTACGTGGCGTACTACGTTTCCCGAGACAGAGAAGGCAAGCTTCCGAAGTACAAAAAGATGACGCTGGACGGCCTGAATGAAAACATCCCCTGGGGGCTTCACACCCTCGACAGACCAGGGGTGCTTTGCGTTCCAGAAGGCGTATTCGATGCAGTTTCCATGGATCAGGAAAACTTCAAGGTGCTCTCCCCCATGGGAGGGCACTTTTCGAAGTCGCAAATGAAGCTTGTAATGAGCGCCTGCAAAGAAGCGGAGGGGGTTTTTCTCTGCTTCGACTCGGATGACTCCGGCTCAAAGTTTCAGATGGACATGGCAATGTTCCTGTTTCGGAACCGCATACCTTTCACCTGCGGGAAGCTCGAAGAAAAGGACGTCTCGGATTACTACGCCGCCGGTGGAGATCTGCGGGAGCTGGTGGCCTCTGGCGAAGACGGGCTCCATATGCTTTGCAAGCAGCTGACGGACAAAAAGGACTTTAAGAAATTCATTTTCAGTGTCGCCCGTTTCGTGGATAAGGCAGAGGTTGCAGAGATCCTTGATATGGTGGACTTCCCTGCGGCATGGCTGAAAGAGGTGAAGAAGCAGGCTCTCTCCCCACCACCGGAGGACCTGATCGCAAAAGAGGTGGTGGCCTCAAGGCAGCTCAAGTTCTACGAGGCCCTTGGTTTTTACGAGTATTCCATGGGGGCATGGAGGCGGCGTGGAGATTTCGAGGTGAAAAAACACGTGGCAGAGGCGTTAGGGCACTACCGGACAGGGGCAAGAATCAATTCCATTCTGACGCTTGTGAAGGCCGACACCGTGACCACGGAGCTGATGAACAAAAAGCCGATTTTCAATTTTCGGAACTGCGTTCTCGACTTAGAAACTGGCGAAACACGAGAGCATTCCGAAGCGGACATGTCCTCCATGCAGGTGGGGTACGACTACGACCCGGAAGCATACGCCCCTCGATGGGCCTCGTTTATTGAGGAGATCACGCAATGCGACGAGTCGAAGGCGAACCTCTTGCAGGAAATCGCCGGGTACGTCCTGTTCCCGGACAATTCTCTCCAGAAGTGCTTTTTCCTCATCGGAGACGGGCGAAACGGGAAGAGCGTGTACCTGAACACCCTTGAGGCTGTTTTCGGAAAAGCCCAGGTGTCGAACGTCGAAATGTCCGGACTCTCGGAACCCTTCCAGCGGATCCATCTCATGAATTCAATCCTGAACATATCGTCTGAAACGCACTCAAACGTGAAGGGCGCAGAGTCGGTCTTTAAGCAGGTGGTGGTGGGAGACACCATAAGCGGGTGTTACAAAAACAAAGATTTCGTCACCTTCCAGCCCAGAACAAAACTCATCTCGGCCTGTAACGAGTATTTCAAAAGCAGGGACACCACCACGGGATTCCTGCGCAGAGTCTGCTTTGTCTCCTTCCGGGCGAAGTACGCCAAAAGCCCCGACCCGGCCAAGGGCGAGAACTTGATGGACGAGACGCTGGAAGACAGGCTTCTGCTGGAGCTTCCGGGGATCTTCAACTGGGCGTATCAGGGGTACAAGATTCTCCGAGATCAGAAGGACTTCACGAGAACAGCCGATGCGGAGGAGCTGATGCACGGGTTCTTGACGCTAACGAATCCCGTGGTGGCGTTCATCGAAGAGAGTTGCCCCAGGGGAAGAGTGTCACGCAAAGACCTGTATATCGAATACAAACGGTGGGCCAATGATGCGGGACACGCCCCCATGAGCAGGACGAAGTTCACACAGCAGTTCAAGCAGGCTGGAACGCAAATATTAAACGGGTTGGAGGAATACAAGTATAACGGAGACAGGGGTTTTTGTATTCCCTACCAGATTGAAAGTGCTCCAAGAAGTGCCCTTGAAAGTGCCCGGACAACAGAAACAAGTGCTTTTTAATCCTTCGGGGCACCTTAGAAAACGCATAAGAGCCCCTGTAAAGCCCCAAAAGTGCCCCGCTAAAAAAGCACTGCAAATACTACTCTAAAATACACATAGGGCACATAGGGCACTTATACTTGTATATAACACATATATATATACTTGTATTGTTTTATAGATTTTAGGGCTAGATTTTCGAAGTCAGCCACTAACCTAAAAATAAGTGCCCTTTGTGCCCCTTGCGCCCCAGCACCAAGTTAAAGAACAAAAGAGCAACGAAGGAGGTTAATCTTTGGAGGAGCTGAAAAAGGAAAAAGAAAGGTTGGAAAGGGAGATGAAGAGCACCCGTGTCGAATCATGGACAAAAGTTCTTCGGATTCGATTGTCTGAGCTGGAGGCAAAGATCGCCTCCGAGCAAAAGAAAATAGATGAACGACAGCGGAGTCTTTTTTAAGGAATAGTTAGTCAAAAATAGTCTGGAGGCAAAAAACATGAACCTGAACGAATGGGCAAAAGCCATACACGAAAATGCAGTAGATCACGGCTGGTGGGACGAGCCCAGAACCTTTGGCGAAATCGTTGCCCTCTGCCACTCGGAACTCTCGGAGGCGCTGGAGGAGTATCGGGATGGGAAGCCAGCCCTGTACATCGAGAACAACAAGCCCGAGGGAACGGCGGTGGAAATGGCGGATTGCCTGATCCGTATCCTGGACTGGTTCGGGCACGAGGGGATTGACCCGGAAAACATCGTGGGGATAAAGCACCAGTACAACCTTGGGAGATCCCGTAGGCATGGGGGGAAGAGGTTGTGATGCATGGGCTCCTGATAGATAACTTTGCCGGTGGCGGTGGGGCTTCAACCGGGATTGAGGCCGCCATGGGAAGGCCCGTAGATATTGCTGTAAACCATGATCCAGAAGCCCTGGCAATGCATGCCGTCAATCATCCAGAGACCCTGCATCTCTGCGAGGATGTCTGGCAGGTGGATCCGGTGGCGGTTTGTAAAGGGCAGTCTGTTGATTTGGCGTGGTTTTCGCCCGACTGCACTCACTTTAGCAAGGCAAAGGGCGGAAAGCCCCGGGAAAAGAAAATTCGAGGGCTTGCATGGGTGGCTGTTCGGTGGGCCGAGGCGGTGTCTCCTGCGGTCATAATTCTTGAGAACGTGGAGGAATTTAAGACCTGGGGGCCTCTGGACGATGGGGGGTACCCGGATAAAGGCCGGGCGGGAGAAACGTTCCTGAACTTTATTCGTTCCTTGCAGGTCTTGGGATACCACGTGGAGTGGCGAGAACTTCGAGCCTGTGATTACGGGGCTCCGACGATTCGGAAGAGATTTTTCCTGGTTGCTCGGCGTGACGGGAATCCCATCGTATGGCCTGAGACAACGCATGGAACAGGGAAAATCCCGTACCGTACAGCGGCAGAGTGCATTGACTGGTCGATTCCGTGTCCGTCGATTTTCGAGAGGAAAAAGCCGCTTGCGGATGCCACGTGCCGCAGAATTGCGAAGGGTATTGTGAAATATGTTTTGGAAAACCCCAAACCTTTTCTGATCCAGTATCACGGAGAGACCAAGAAAGGAGATTTCAGGGGGCAGGACTTGGATCGTCCGATCAATGTCATTGATACAAACCCGAGATATGCACTTGTAAGCCCGGCATTGGTTAAAAATAATTTTGGAGATTACCCTTTCCAGAGCCTTGGTGTTCCTCTTCACACTGTAACAACTCAAAGCAATAAATTTGCCCTCGTCTCCGCTTTTCTCGCAAAACACTACACAGGCGTTGTGGGTTCTGACGTAAGAGAGCCCATAGGGACTGTTACTGCGGTGGATCACCACTCCTTGGTATCGGCGCACGTGGTGCGCCAGTTTGGGCAATCCGTGGGATCCGGCTGTAATGAACCCATAGGGACGATAACAGCAGGAGGGATGGGGCATGCGCAGCTTGTGACATCGTCCTTGGTGAAATATTACGGGACATCATCGGCGCAAGATGTGGACTTGCCTCTGGACACGATAACAAGCCGTGACCGCTTTGGATTGGTAACGGTTCGTATTGACGGCGAGGATTACGTCCTTGCGGATATCGGTATGCGGATGCTCCAGCCCAGGGAGCTTTACCGAGCCCAGGGCTTCCCGGATAGCTACAAGATAGATTTCAATCTTCCGGGCGGGAAAAGAATCACGAAAACCGCCCAGGTGCGGATGGTTGGCAATTCCGTCTGCCCTCCCATGGCAGAAGCTCTTGTGAGGGCGAATGTGGTGGGTGCGGAACGGGAGGAGGTTGTGGCGTGAAAATGAAGCCAGAGCCGTACATGTGGCGTCGCCCGGAGAAAAGCTACGGGGCAGGCCGCCCATCGGAAGAAAGAGCAATCTGGGCGGAGGAGCGAGGAAGATACGGCTATGACGAACGGGAGCTTTGGAGCCTGTACGGAACCATCGCCCGCTTTATTGTCCCTCGCCTGGAGCGGTTCCGGGACGAGTCTCCCCACGAGAATCTACCACACGGACTGTCTGTGGAGGAATGGAAACAGGAACTCTCGCTCATGATTGATGCGTTCGTGATGTTGGAGCTGTGCGAAGACGCATACACGCCGCCACGAGACGGAGAGTCGGAGCTTGAAAAGGGCATGGAACTGTTCTTAAGACGGATTCATTATCTTTGGAGGTAAGGCAATGTCAAAAATAAAATGGACTCCCTGCGAGGCTATGGGGATTGAAATTCCGGTTGGCAAGCTCCTGACACTCGTGCGAAATGACGGGGAGCTCAAGGTGGATCTGCACCCTTCGTGGGGAGCGGAGCGGTGCATAGCGTATGCGGAGATATTGCCCTCCTCCAAGGACCCGGAAGGCTGGATGTATGAGCACCATGGGGAAGATCCGCCACGAAAAGATTGGTACTTGGTGACGACTGAAAAAGGGCGTGGATACGGGCAGCGGATTGAAAAGGCTTTCTGGGATGATGCGAAATGTCGGTGGTTCCGGAATGCGGATTGTCCGGAGGTCGTAGCGTGGCGGGAGATCCCGAAGCCGTACGGGAGGAGGAAATGAGGGCATTATCCCTCTTCTCCGGAATCGGCGGGCTTGATCTGGCAGCGGAATGGGCCGGGATCGAGCCCGTTGCTTTTTGTGAGATAGAGCCCTATGCGGTTTCAATCCTAAAGAAACGCCCGCCTCATCGCCGCCGCTCCGGAAATGCTCTCCATGCTCCTCGAACTCCAGGAGTGCGCCGCCTACTGGAGCGAATACGATGTACCTATTGGCTTGGTGGATAGGCTGAATGCCGTTATTACAAAAGCGAGAGGAGAAAAGTATGACTCGTGACAAATGCCCCGCACACTACAGCTTCAGCGACTTACAGCCTTGGGACGTGATCGACGCATGGGGTGTGGATTACTACCTTGGGAACGTCCTCAAGTACATCTGCAGGGCAGGACGGAAGAGCCCGGATCGCCTGGTGGACCTCAACAAGGCGTTGCACTATCTGCAAAAAGAAGTGGAGCTTGCGGAAAGGGAGCTGGCAGAGAGCTGTGCTTTTACTTCGCCACGGAAGACCACGGAAGATACCACGGAAGACACCACTGAAGAGACACCCCCATCATGGGAGGGTCGGGTCTGGCCTGACCTGACATGTACTTTCTGCGGACGCCCCATGGTCGTTTGGGCGTGGGACGAAGATAGAGAAATACTTGAATATCGCTGTGAGGAATGTGGAGCCGAGGCGTCGGTGAGGCTCGAAGAGGTCGAGGCATGATTAACGTAAAACTCTTACACCCAGATGCCACCCTTCCCTCCCGCAAACACTCCGGAGATTCCGGAGCCGACCTCACCTATCCCGGGCCGGAACGAATTAGGATTTGCCCCGGGGAGACATTAACGATCCCCACCGGAATATCCCTTGCACTCGACCACGGCACCGAAGGCCAGATCCGCCCCCGCTCCTCAATTTCGAGGCGGGGGCTTTTGGTTCACCTGGGGACGATTGATTCCGAGTATCGGGGCGAGGTGAAAGTAATCATCACCAATTTGGATGAAATCCACCGGCACATCAACCCCGGCGACCGTATAGCGCAGTTGGTGGTAGCTCCCGTGCTGTACCCCAAGTTCCGGGAGGTGGAGGAGCTGGACGAGACAGAGAGAGGAGAGGGTGGCTTTGGGAGTACGGGGAGGTGAACCGCCTAACCCAGGCAGTGACGAAGCTATAGCAATGGGATGCACCTGCCCTGTGATAGACAACTGTCACGGTAGGGGATACATGGGAGTTGAAGGCGTGTTTGTGTACATGGAGACCTGCCCCCTACATGGACACCTCTTGAGGAGAGAGTCTGACAAAGAGGGGGAATGTTAGGTGGTGCGAGAATGACCCCCATTGAGAATCTGCGGGAACAGTTCAACGCCCTGGTTTACTGCATCGATGAAGCCATTGACGGCGGCATGCCTTCGCAAGAGGAATTGGAAGGCATCCTTATTCACGTAGACGAGGTAGACAATGCGTTGATAGCCCTTGAGCGAGATAGCCATGGCTCTCCCTGAATGCCCCCACTGTCACATCCCGCTACTCTACAAGGGCGGTGGATGGGGAAGTTGGAGGCCGCAGAGTACGTGGGAATGCCCGAAGTGTGGGAAGTGGTTCAGCACGGAAGAGGAGGAGGAACCAAGTAGTTCGGAAATCCCGAACAACTGAACCGTGTGAGAATCCTTGCAACAACCGGCATTTCTAGTCTTTACCGAGTATGTTCCCGCAATCAATTTCGGCGACATGGCATGACATTTTTCAGGACAAAAACCACGGGAAGTGTTGCGAATACAGCGTTTTCCCGTGACATTTTTAGTGACAAAAGGAGGCCGCACATGCCGCTGTACATAGCCGCTTTTGCCGTAATTCTGGCCTTTCTCCTTCCGGCTGCGTTCATATCAGGCCGGGAGTATGAACGGAACAGGTGGGTTGAGATTGATGTGAGGAGGAGGAAGAGATGAACCTCACCCTCCTAACCCACACCCCAGACCCAGAAGCCATCTGTGCTCAAGCGGCGGCAATCTGCTACCGCTCCGAACCTTCCGAAAAGGTGCTCCGCCATTGCTTAGAGGCAGGGCACTTGTCTATTTTCGAACATGCCAGCGCCACCTTTCGGATTGAGGGGATATCCCGGGTAACGTCCCACCAGCTCGTGCGCCACCGCATAGGCTGGAGTTATTCCCAAGTCTCCCAGAGGTACACCGGATGCTCCCGCAAGGAGGTGATGATCCCCGAGGGGCTGGATGAGCGCATGATAGACGCAATCGAGGCAGCGTACAACGCGTATGAGGCCATGATTTCCGACGGCATACCGAAGGAAGACGCCAGGTATATCCTCCCCAATGCCGCACAGACGGATCTCATTGTAACCGCCAATTTCCGGGCCTTGCTCCACTTTTTCGAGCTTCGACTTTGCCTTCGGGCGCAGTGGGAGATTCGGGAGCTGGCTAGAAACATGTGGGAGCTTTGCATGGCTATTGCGCCTTTCGTATTTGCCAATGCCGGGCCGAATTGCGATCGGTGCCGGGAGAAGAGTTGTCCGGGGAGGGATTCGCAGAATGACCAAAACCCAACGAATCTTTGACGCTCTCGCCGCCATGGGCCGCCCGGCAACGGCGAAAGAACTCTCCGAAGCCACGGGCATTTCGCAGGCTTCGGTGTCTGCCGTGATCTGCGACAGAATGAAATACTCCACTTCTCAGTTCTCAGCGGAAACCTTCTTCCGGGATGGTGGCGGGATTGTGAACTACTATTCGATTAAGAAACTACGCCCCATGGAGCCGATAGAGATACCCTGGCACCTGGGGGGGATCGAGCGTCACGGGGTTGAGAAATGGGCCGCCATCGTGGATCGGGAGGTTGAGGACATGATGGGGAAAATCCGTCTCAATAAAGGAGAAATAGCGTCCTAATCTCGCATGGTGCGCTTGCTATACTCGTGTTATGGAAAAAATAAAGGAGATGATTCAAGCATGAAGAGTTTGAAAGTCGTTATGGATTACGTCCGGCTGGTGCGGTGGCAGTCAACGCAAATGTCAAAAAGAAACTTCAACGATTTCTTTGCTGACAAGATTGCTCGGGCCTTGTCAGAGCCAAACCTTATGGCCTTCGGAGACCGACTCGTAAGCATTGTGGAAGCAAGCCGTGAAATGCTCTCTGGTGAGACTGTAAAGGGGTTCCTTTTGGTTGCGAACAGTCCCGAAGCACCACGCATCTTGAGCTGGCTCAGAAAGTACCACCAGATAGCCGCAATCCTCACGATCATGAAGAAGGAGGATTATGAAGAGTCTATCCAGAGCATTGAGGTGCAAATGGCCTCGTCGGAATCTGGCGTAGTCTCTGCGGTGCCGGAATACACAATTCCGATCACGATGGAATGTCTCTCTCCGCTTTCTCACGGAGCAGAGACCAAAGCCGGGAACGCCACCCTTTTCAGGCGCATGCAGGTGTTGTCAGACGAAAACAGCGTGCTTGAGCTGCCCTTCTACGCCGGGAACGCCTTTAGAGGGCAAATGCGCGATCTTCTTGCAAATGACTACCTGATTCGACTTGGGCTTACTCCGAACATGAAAAACCCTCCCGTTTCTCTCTGGTTTTTTCACACTCTCTACGCTGGCGGCGCCCTTGATGATAGCGGGAAGGCTAAAGCCCTTATGGAGCTTATGGGGAAAAATGGAGCTGAGCGCATTGACGGTGTTTCCCAGGTGCGTGATGCAGCGCCTCCGGTAAGCCTTCTCGGGGCCGCCATGGGACGCAGGATTCTTGGAGGCAGGGCACAGTTCGGAGACTACCGTCCGCACTGCAAGCAATGGGGCTACGGCGACATCGACGTAAGCTCTCTGATGGAGTGGGTATTCCTTACACGCCGGGACGATCTGGAGAATCCCGGAGAGGGGGAGCATCACGGCATGATCGCAAACACCGAGTGCCTGAAAATCGGGACAAGGTTGTCCGGTGGGATCGACTACAACGGGCATATCACGGAGATTGAAATGGCGTGTCTGGGGCATGGGCTGGATCTCATCGAAAAATATGGATATGTTGGCGCATGTTCAAATCGGGGTCTTGGAAAAGTCAAAATCAATATATCCAACAAGCCCGATCCTACAGCGTATTTTGAGCACATGGAGAAAAATCGGGAAACCATTCTCGACCTCTTGAAACAGGTTGGGGCGCTGGACAAGGAAACAGAATCTTCTCCGATCAAGTCCGGGGAAATCTCCAACGAAGACGACGGGATAGACTTCTGATGACAGCCGTCGAACTCATAGCACAAGCGATCCGGGGCACCTCCGAGTGCCCCGTTTTTCCTGCCAAGACGGAGCGTGGGGTTTGTTGCGTTACGGGCCAAGAAACAGAATGCGTGCCGAGGAAAGAGCTTATCGGAGCTGCTTTCACCAACCTTGATCTTTTGGCGTGTCCTGCATCCGATCTCGTGGGCTTGGACGCATATGTAACCATGAAATATAAGTGGGCAAGAATGAGTTCCTGGATAGCTTCGGAAGATTTCGGATTCAAGCGCCTTGACCGTCAGGGCGTGAGGAATACGGTCATTGGATGGGAGCCAACAGAAAAGCGATGGGCTGCCTACGCCACCACGAGTTACAAGAAGCATGGAGCGCTACATGCTCCGGTCAATTCCGGGAGCCAGTGCATCTGGAGATTCGAGAACGTTACTGTGGATTGTTCAAACCGAGAGAAGCTGAACGACTGGTGGGGCGTGATGCTTGAAGCTATGAAGCGGGGAATTAGCCGCCCGAGCCTGGAGGAGATGAGCATTTACGCCCCAACGCTGAAAAAAGTTGGGCTCACCTATTGGGAAGAGCTGCGCTCTTGGGGGAAAGATAAGTACCTTTCTCCGCTCTACAAGTTCCTGTGCTACTTGCTCCCGAGCCAGGCAGAGATAAAGGAGGGATTCTTTGATTTATGAGAAGAACATTCAACAACCGTTAATGCTTGGGAAGATGTACGCAAAAACGGATGAGTTTAAGCGTAGCCTGCTCAGGGCGCAGCGGATCGTTGAGAAAGCCCTCGCTCAGGAGAGCAACGGGTACGTGGCAATAAGTGGCGGGAAGGACTCCATCGCCATGCTTGGCGTTGTTGCTAGTGTTTGTGGGAAATCCCTTCCGGCGTGGGTGCACCTTTCAGATGCAAGCTTCCCCGGGACGAGGGAGACGTGCGAAGAGGCATGCGAAAAGCTCGGAGTCGAATTGATTGTTGACGAATCCCCGGTAAGCGCCTTTGACGTTATCGGACAACAATCCAGTAAGCAGTTCGGAAAAAAGGGATTTTTCTTCGATGCAATCAAAAAGGTTTGCAAGAAACATCGCCTCGCTTTCGTAGGTGTCCGGGCTGCGGAGAGCAAGAGGCGAATGCAAGCGGCCAAGGCGGGGCCGATTTTCGAGTCAAGCGTTCCGGCGAAGCATCTGAAATGCCACCCGATACTCTACTTTTCCATCCAGGATGTTTTTGCCGCAATATCCTACTTCGATTTGCCAGTACACCCCATCTATTTCAAACGGCCGCTAAGCGACAAGCCTATCAGGTTGGGGTACATCACTGCTCTGGATCTCCTGGAGAAAAACACGGCGCTTTTTGTTAAAGTGAACTATCCGGAGCTTTACACAAAGCTCGAAGCCGCTTACCCGGAAGTGAGGAGGTATGTGTAATGCACTTTAAGGTGACTTTCAATCTGGACGGTACAGGCGTTTCTTTTGATCCTCGGTTTCCGCTCCACCTGGACGCCCTTCTTGGATGGTGCCTTGCTCCTATGCAGGTACCGCCACATATGCGAGACCTGCAAACGGATGAGAAGCCCTTTGATGTACAGATCCCGCTATTGCGGAGCAAGGTGAACGGTCATGACGTATGGCACGGATCGGCGCTCTTTTCTGAAGGAGATGAGCCGGAAACCATCGCCTGGTGGAGAAAAAGATTTCGAACTGACTTTGCGGGAGGCCTTACTTCAGGAAGCCCGAACATGACGCTTGGGAAAATGCGTTGCTATAACACGCCCTTGCCCCTGATTCTTACCAGGCAGATGTTCGCCTATGCCAGCGGGAACCGGAAGACGGCGCTAAAGGCTCTTCGGGCGAACTTGAAGTATCTGGGGAAAAAATCTTCCGAAGGGCACGGAAAAATTCTTTCCATCGAAGCTGAGGAAGTCTCTGAAGACTGGAGCCTTACGAAAGATGGCGTGGCAATGCGCTTCTTGCCGCATCCCGAGGGGCGGACGATTGCTCGGTGCGCTCCTCCTTACTGGAATTTTGTTGACAGGGTTCCTTGTTTGAGTCCCGGAGAGGAGATACCAGCATGACCGCCGAACGCAAACGCACCCGCTGCAACATCTATTCCAGAGTCTGCGGCTTCCTAACCCCCATCTCCCAGTGGAACAAAGGCAAGCGGGAGGAGTGGCGGGATCGTAAAACATTTAAGGACTCCGAATGCGATTCTTCGAGCGAATAGCCGAAGCCAACGCTCTCCGTCGGGAGGTGGCTCAAATGGGCCGCCTCCTTTCCGTGTTCAGGCTCCGGCTCTCCTCCGCGGAACACGAGCGGGACAGGCAAGCATCCGTAGCCATGGCCGCAAAGCAGGAGACGGCCTTCATGCAGGAAATGTTGTGCCAGATCGATGTTCTTTCGGATAACCCCGAGGTTAAGCGGTGTGTCCGGAGGGGGTTGGATTATCTACGAGGAGGACAAACGCATGAAGAAGCGTGAACCGCAGTGGCTCACGAGAACGATGAAACAGGAAATAGAGTGTGCTCTGCGAAGCTACCCAGAGCTGTTTAAGCGATTCAAAGACCTTGACGAACACCTGAACGCTCAAGCCATGTCGGGCTCCGGAATCAGCGAAAAGGTGGACTCATCCCCCACCGGACTTTCTCCCCAAGAGCGTGCCGTGGATCTCAAGGAAAGACACGGGGAGTTTTGCAAGCTCCAGGCTGTGCTGCATGGAATAGTCCGAGGTCTCGAGTCCCTGACGGCCAGACAGAGAGAGTTCGTTCAAGTGGTGTACGAGGACAACGACAGACTTCCTATCAGAGAGGCCGTGGAAATCCTGGGCTTTGATGGTGTTGTGCGGGAGAAGAAGTATTATGAGCTTCGAGACCGCGTGCTGTGCAGACTGGCCCCGCACATTCTGGAGCCGTACAGACAGTATGCATACTCCAAGTGTTTTAGCAAATTTGGGTGGAAGAAAATGGGGGATTTTATCACCGATAAATTTAAGGTAGAATAATATCGTTCGCGCGAAACCCTCACGCAAAGCCTGCGCACCGCACTCCTCCTTTGATAGCCCTTGCCTACCCAGAATAGGCAGGGGCTTTCTTTGTGCTTGAAAATTAAAAAGGTACTTACTGGAGGGGCTGGCGCAAGGGTCGAATCCAGCGCGGTCAAAATTTACGTGAAATTCAGAAAACCAAGGTTGACACTTCTTTTTAATAAAGCTTCGACTATAATCACAAATCCTTGCGGTTACGGAATCTTGACGAGGTGACACAACGTATGGACATAATTACAACCAAGGAAATATGCCGTCGCCTCGGGGTTTCTCGTCAATCGCTCTCAAAATGGAAGGCCGAGGGCTGCCCCTCCGAAGGCTACGGCAAGTGGGACATCGACGCTGTTGTGAAGTGGAGGAAGCGCAACAAATCCTCTGCACAGCAAGGCGACGACCCACCCGAAGAAACGAAGGGGCTCCAGCAGCAGAAACTCGAAGCCGACATAGCCTATCGCCGTGCGAAGGCTGAAAGGGAAAAGCTTCTCCTGGCAGAACTGCGAGGGGAGTTTTTGCGTAAAGAGGAGGTGTACCAGGAATGGGCGCTACGGATAACAGAGATCACCAGTGGATTGGAAAAGCTCGTGCGGTCTCTAGCGCCCAGACTGGTAGACCGCACAGAACGGGAGATCCGGGGGATATTGGAAGATGAGTTCCGGGTGCTCCGTGACCACTACGCCAGAGGCAAAGCATACACTCCCGTGGTCTCCGAGGGAGAGAGCGGCGTGGAAGCCTCCGGATAAAATCAGCGTCTCCCAATGGGCTGACATGTACCGTGTGCTCACCACCCAAGACTCCGACCTCCCCGGCCCGTGGAGAACCGACAATGCCCCCTATCTACGGGAGATAATGGACGCTTTCTGCGCCGAGGATATCGAAGAAATTGTGCTGGCCTGCTCTACGCAGTACGGCAAAACGCAGATGATCTTCAACGTTCTGGGGTACGTGGTGCACCAAGACCCTGCCCCGGCGATGATCGTTTATCCCAACGAAACGCTTGCAAAAAGCGTATCGAAAAACAGGCTTCGCCCCATGGTAGAGGCAACCCCGGTTCTTTCGGAGCGGTACGACCCCCGGAAGTCTGAATTCATGGAGCTGCAGTTCTGGGGGGCGTACGTTGCCCTTTCTGGAGCAAATAGCCCTGCCTCTCTCTCCTCTCGCCCCATAAAATATCTGCTTATGGATGAGGTGGACAAATTCCCCAAGTTCCTGGGGGACGAAGCGGACCCCATCTCCCTGGCGAAGGAGCGAACAAAAGCCTTCCCTGGATCAAAGATACTTATCGTCTCCAGCCCCACCACGGAAGACGGGCACGTATGGAGCCACCTCGAAAGCTGCGACCGCCGGAAAGAATACTACGTTCCATGCCCGGAGTGCGGGGAAATGCAGAAGCTCATCTTCTCACAGATCAAATGGCCCAAAGAGTTGACCGAAGCCTACGAAAACGCCGGGCACGACAAGAAAGAAATGCGCCGACTCGCACAGCGTGCTCGTGACGTGGCGACCT